AGGATGCCGCACGCATTCACCCATTAACAAAAAGCTATCAACCCTGGGCAATCGATAGCCAGGTCCTATCCCCAATAGCCTGCGTTAATCGCCTGCGCATCATGTCTTCATAACGAGCATTATGTAAAACGCGCTCGGCCGCCGGCCGGTAGCCATTGGCTATCGATTGCTTGCTTTTCTGATAACTTTGATGGGGGGGGGAGGGGTCGGTCTGTCAGATTAAAATTTGCGGGTACCTCCAACCCACAAAAAAAAGCAAACTGGCAAATACGCCATATGGCTACAGTTGACGGTAGAATCGCGGACAGCTTTCCAACTGGAGAAAAAGCGATGGCAACGGAATACAAAGCACCGCGCAAACTGCCGATGACTGAGAGTCAGAAGATCAAGGAGTTGCGCCGGATGATGATCGAGGGGCGCGGCAAGGCGGTCGTGCAAAAGATCATCGACATTGCGTTAGAGGACGGCCACCCAGGCCAGATGGCGGCGCTAAAGATGTGCGTCGACCGCACGCTGCCGGTCAGTATGTTTGAGAAGACCAACGGCCAGCGCAGCGCAGTCACCATCAACATTACCGGCATCGACGGCACGCCACTTCAGATCGGCGCGCCTATCGCATCCGAGCCGCTGACGCTGGAGATGGAGAGCCCAACCGATGGCTGACCTTAACTTTCAGCTCCTGCCTTGGCAGCAGCCGGTCTTCTCCGACCCGACGCGCTTCAAAGTCGTGGCGGCCGGGCGCCGGTGTGGGAAATCCAGACTGGCGGCGACGACCTTGCTGATTGAGGGGCTGCGCTGCCCACCGGGGTCGGCGGTGCTGTATGTGGCGCCGACCAACGGGCAGGCGCGGCAGATTATCTGGAACGTGTTGCTGGACTTGGGGCGGGACGTGATCGCCGGCAGTCACATCAACAACCAGGACATCACGCTGATTAATGGGGCGACGATCTATGTCAGGGGCGCCGACCGGCCGGACACGCTGCGGGGGGTGAGCTTGACCTACGCCGTGTTAGACGAGGTGGCCGACATTAAGCCCGAGGCGTGGGAGCAGGTCATCCGGGCGTCCTTGTCGGACAAGAAGGGGCGGGGGCTGTTCATTGGCACGCCCAAGGGGCGGAATTGGTTCCACGACTTGTACAAGTTGGGGCAGACGCAAGACGATGACGACTGGAAGAGCTGGCACTTCACCACCAAGGACAACCCGCTGATTGACCCGACTGAGATCGAGTCGGCGAAGAAGACCCTGTCGACGTTTGCGTTTAAGCAAGAATACATGGCGAGCTTCGACAACGCCGGGTCGGACGTGTTCAAGGAAGATTGGATCAAGTACAGCGACGAACCGCAGTACGGCAGTTACTACGTGGCGGTTGATCTGGCGGGGTTTGAAGAGGTGGCCAAGCAGGCGGCGAATTCTAAGAAGCGGCTGGACGAGTCGGCGATTGCGATCGTGAAGGTGACCGAGGACGGCACGTGGTGGGTGAAGGACATCTGGCACGGGCGGTGGGACATCCGGGAGACGGCGGCGAAGATTCTGATGGCCATGCGCGACTACCGGCCGATGTCGGTGGGAATCGAGCGGGGCGCGCTAAAGAACGCGGTTTTGCCGTATTTGAGTGACTTAATGCGGAAGAATAATGTATATTCGCACATAGTTGACCTGACGCACGGCAACCGAAAAAAGGCCGACCGGATAATCTGGGGACTCCAAGGTCGTTTCGAGCATGGACGCATCGTGCTAAACGAAGACGGCGATTGGGAAACATTCCTCGACCAACTGCTGTTGTTTCCTGCGCAGGGCGTGCATGATGACCTGCCCGATGCATTGTCCTACATAGACCAGTTGGCCGTAACCTCTTACTTTGCGGACGACGCGGATGATGATTGGGAACCAATCGACGTGATCGCTGGAGTGTGAGATGGACCAAAACGACTTTGATCAGCCAGACGAGGCCGATAAAGAGTTAGTTGCTTTCGTGACTGATCATTGTGATCGGTGGCGTACCTACCGAGACATTAATTTCCTGCCGAGCTGGGAAGAATACGAACGTATCTTCCGTGGCGAATGGGCAGTCGAAGACAAGACCCGCGATTCTGAACGCTCCCGCCTAGTCACGCCGATGACGCAACAGGCGGTGGAGACGCGCCACGCCGAGATCATGGAGGCGATTTTTGGCTCGGGCGAGTACTTCGACATCGAAGACGACTTGAAGGACATCGACGGCAGCCCACTAGACGTGGAGATGCTAAAGCGCCAGTTGATGGAGGACTTCAAGAAGGACAAGATTAGAAAATCTATCGATCACATCGAGTTGTTAGCCGAAATCTATGGCACCGGTATTGGTGAGATCGTGGTCAGCATGGAGAAGGAATACATGCCGGCTACGCAAGCGATTCCCGGGCAGATGGGGCAGGCGGCCATTGGCGTGATCGAGAAGCCGCGTGTGTCGGTCAAATTGGTGCCGGTGAACCCGAAGAACTTCTTATTTGATCCAAACGGCACGTCGGTCGACGACTGCATGGGTGTGGCGATTGAGAAGTACGTATCGATCCACAAGGTGGTGCGCAACATCGAGCGCGGCATCTATCGGAAAGTCAACATCACCCCGACGTATGACGATACTGATCTGGAGCCGACACAAGAGGTCAGCTCTTACGAGGACGAGAAGGTCAAGCTTCTGACCTACTACGGTCTGGTGCCCAAAGAGTACATCGCCAAGTTGAACGAAAGCGACGAGGAGATGGTCGATCTGTTCCCGGAAGATTCAGCAGCCGAGGACTACAGCGACATGGTCGAGGCGATCGTTGTGATTGCCAACGACGGGATGCTCTTGAAGGCCGAAGAGAATCCGTACATGATGAAGGATCGTCCGGTGCTGTCGTACCAGGACGATACGGTGCCGAATCGTCTGCTAGGCCGGGGGACTGTGGAGAAGGCGTACAACATGCAGAAGGCGATCGACGCAGAAGTGCGCTCGCACCTGGATGGACTGGCGCTGACATCCGCACCGATGATGGCGATGGATGCAACGCGTCTGCCGCGTGGGGCGAAGTTTGAAGTGCGTCCGGGCAAGGCGATTCTGACGAACGGCAACCCGAACGAGATTCTGTTCCCGTTCAAGTTTGGTCAGACATCGAACGACAATCTGGCAACTGCCCAGCGGTTTGAGACGATGCTGTTGCAAGCCACCGGCACGTTGGACAGCCAGGGCATGGTCAGTCAAGTGGCGCGTGATGGCGGCAATGCGGGCATGTCGATGGCGGTTGCTTCGATCATTAAGAAGTACAAGCGCACGCTGGTGAACTTCCAAGAAGACTTCTTGATGCCGTTTATCAAGAAGGCGTCGTTTAGGTACATGCAGTTCGATCCCGAGCGGTATCCGTCGGTCGATATGAACTTCATTCCGACAGCTACCTTGGGCATCATTGCGCGTGAGTACGAGCAGGCGCAGTTCATTGCGCTCTTGCAGACGCTCGGGCCCGACACACCGGTGCTGCCGATGATTCTGAAGGGCATCGTTGCCAACAGCTCGCTGTCAAACCGCATGGAGTTGATGGAGTCGTTGACGCAGATGGCTCAACCGAACCCAGAGCAGCAGCAGATGCAGCAGATGCAGCAGCAACTGGCGGTGGAAGCGGCGCAAGCGCAGATCGCGGTCAATCAGACGCAGGCCGAACAGAACCGTGCGGAGGCCACGAAGACGTTGATCGAGGCCAGATTGAAGCCGGTCGAGACGGAAGCGAAGATCATGGCGGCGAACACGCAGAATTTGCCGAACAATGACGAGCTGGCGAGCAAAGAGTTCGACAAACGGGTCAAGATTGCCGAATTGATGTTGAAAGAAGCCGACATCAAGAACAAATCGAAGATCGTTGAGCTGCAAATGGAGACGAAACGAGAGAATCTGAGCAAGATTGAGGATGATTTCCTTGAATCGTTGGCGGGAGAGTTGAAATGAGTCTACTCCCGAACCTAAATGAGATGACCGACGAGGAAAAACTCGCCGCGTTAGCGTCCATTCAGCAGTCGATCCGCGAGAGCAAAGACCTTCAGAAGCAGAAGATCGCTAAGAACGTCGATTTAGTCGTTCAAGCACTCAAAAAAGTCGAGTCGGACATCCGTGGCCGGTTCGATAGCGTTGGAACGAAGCTAGAACAGCGCATTGCCAACATCAAAGACGGTCAAGACGGTATCGATGGTCGTGATGGCAAAGATGGCGAGCCAGGTAAGTCGGGTAAAGACGGTAAAGATGGTCGCCCAGGCCGCGATGGTAAGGACGGCGTCAATGGTGTTGATGGTCAAGACGGCGTATCGGTCACGAACGTGTTCTTGGACTTCGATAACAGCTTGGTTATCGAGCTGTCGAACGGTCGTCAGATCAATGCAGGCGAAGTGTTGCCGCCAGATATCGCGGATCGCTTAAAGATCATCATCAATCAAGGCGCGTCCGGTGGTGGCGGGGGTGGTGCAAGTCTGCCGGATCAGTCGGGCAATGCAGGTAAGTTCTTAACGACGGATGGATCGAACGCATCGTGGGGGACACCCGCCGGAGCAGGCGATGTCGTTGGCCCGTCGTCGTCGGTTGATTCTGAATTGGTATTATTTAATAGCACAACCGGCAAACTAATTAAACGCGCATCATTAACGGGTTTAGTTAAAGCCACATCAGGTGTAGCGTCTGCCGCTACTGCGGGCACTGATTATGTTGCCCCAGGCGGCGCGTTAGGTACGCCAAGTTCAGGCACATTAACTAATGCAACCGGTTTGCCTTTGTCTACCGGTGTGACAGGTAGTCTGCCAGTGGTTAATGGTGGCACAGGCCAAACTACTTACACCGACGGCCAATTGTTGATTGGTAATTCGACAGGCAACACATTGACTAAAGCCACATTAACGGCTGGTACCGGTATTACCGTGACTAACGGTGCGGGTTCGATTACGATTGCATCAACAGGCGGCGGATCGGGTGACGGCGGTGCTTACGCTTGGTTTTTATCTTGAGGGGTAAAGCATGAAAACGCTAGTTTTAGACGGCACCGCGATCAGCATTCAGGTGGCAATGTCCACCTCGGCGGCCACAACGAATCCGACATTTGTATCGACTTACGCGGATAACGCGGGGTCGGGTATTACGGAAGGCGCAACGGATGGTGCGTTGAACGGTTCGACTGATGTAACGGTCGTGCCTGCACCGACCGGTACTAACCGCCGCGTCGTGAAGGACATCACGATCTATAACGGTGATACTGCCGCAGTAACGATCTTCATTAAGTACGACAACAACGCAACGCAACGCACGATTGCCAAAGTAACGCTGGCAGTTGGCGATACCTGGACAACCGACGGCACGTTCGATACGAACGGCAACTTAAAACAGTCACTAGGTACGGTCAACCTGGCCAGTCAAGTGACTGGCACACTGCCGGTAGGCAACGGCGGCACAGGTGCTACGACACTAACTGGCGTGTTAAAGGGTAACGGCACTTCGGCCTTTACTGCCGCGACTGCCGGTACGGATTTTTTAGCTCCACCATCCGGCACAGCGATTTTGAAAGCGAACTCTGGCGGCGCATTAGCTAACGCTACTGCTGGAACAGACTACCTAGCCCCGCCATCAGGTACAGCAATTCTGAAAGCAAACTCTGGCGGCGCGCTGGCGAATGCAACTGCTGGTACGGATTACCTAGCTCCACCGTCAGGTACAGCGATTCTGAAGGCTAACTCTGGCGGTGCTTTGGCTAATGCGAGTGCTGGTACAGACTATGTAGCTCCTGGCACTGCTACAACGTTTACAGCGGATCAGACGTTTAACTCGACTCGCTTAAAGTTAGCTGGCTCTACGTCAGGTTCAGCTACGTTAAATGCACCTGCTACGGCGGGAACGAATACTTACACGCTGCCACCTGATGCTTCGACACTTGGCTATCGCAATGTTCCGCAGTCAGGATCGGATAAGACAAGTTCGTATTCTCTTGCAACGACTGACATTGGTGAGTTTGTCGGTGTCGGTACTGGTGGATCGATCACTATCCCTGACGCAACATTTGCTGCTGGCGACATTGTTTCGATCTTCAACAATACTGGCGGGAACATCACGATCACTTGCACGATTACGACAGCTTACATTGCTGGAACGAATACAGATAAGGCAACAATGACCTTAGCGACTAGAGGTGTGGCTACAGTTTTGTTCATTAGCGGTACGGTCTGTGTTGTGACCGGCAACGTAACGTAAGGGGCTGACATGAGCGGGATTATGTCAATGCTGCTAGGTGCTGTGTCATCAGCAATTACTGATGCGTACTTTAATTTAGTGACGCTATTACTTCCCGGCAACGGTACGAACGGAGCTCAGAACAACACGTTCCTAGATTCTTCTACTAACAACTTCACCATCACACGCAACGGCAACACGACGCAGGGTACGTTCTCGCCGTTTAGTCAAACTGGGTGGAGTAACTTTTTTGATGGTACTTCAGATTCTCTACTAACTCCGGGTGATACCAATTTAGTTTTAGATGGTAACTTTACTATTGAATTTTTTATGTACTTAAATTCTTTAAGTATTTCTGCCCCAATATCAAGCAATCATGGCAGTTTTACTTCTGGAGCATTTGCGGCAATTATTAGTCATGGAACTGCCTCTAATAAATTAAGTATTTGGGCAGAAAATATTAACAGCGCTAGTTTTATAATAGCATCTAATAGTACATTATCTATTTCACAATGGTATCATGTTGCTTTAGTAAGAAACTCTGGTGTAATTCGATTATATTTAAATGGTGTTGATGAGGGCAATACTTCAAGTAGTGCCACGATTACACTTAATGGGGGAAGCACACCAAGATTTAGAATAGGACAATATTGGGGTGGCACTATCAACGGATATATTTCCAATCTTCGTGTTGTTAAAGGAACTGCGTTATACACAGGAGCCTTTACGCCAAGTACGTCACCATTAACGACCACTAGTCAAGGTGCTACAGCAACAGAGGTTGAGTTGCTTACTTGTCAATCCAGCCGTTTTGTTGACAATAGCACTAACGCATTTGTGATGACTCCTAGTGGAGATGCATCCGTCCAAGCATTCAGCCCATTTGATCCTACTGCTGAATACAGTGCAGCTACTGTAGGTGGTAGTGGGTATTTTGATGGAAACGACTATTTGACAGCCGCTGGTGGTTCTTCGCTTGCTTTTGGTAGTGGTGATTTTTCACTTGAAGCGTTTGTGTATCCGACTGCATCAGGGTCGGCAATGAAAATATACGACGGACGACCCAATACGACAGCAGGTGATTATCCTGTACTTGAAAGAAATGCCAGCAATGTTGCAGTATTTTATGAAGATGCAACGGATTTGATTACCGGAACAACTGTAATACCAGCAAACGCATGGACACACATTCTAGTGTCAAGGGTTAGCGGTAATCTTCGTTTATTTATAAACGGTGTGCAAGACGGTTCTACAGTTTCAAATTCAATTAACTTCGCAAATGGAACTGCAAGACCAGCCATCGGTGTTCGTGGCTCTAGCCTAGGTAGTGATTTTTTTGCTGGTTACATTTCTAGTGTTAGGGTATTGATAGGCTCTGGCTTTGCATCGGTTACTGTGCCTACCGAACCGCTAACGGCAATCACCAACACCTCGCTTCTCCTCAACTATACCAACGCTGGCATCACAGACGCTACTGCCAAGAACGACCTAGAGACAGTAGGCGGAGCGCAGATAGCTAGTGGTACATATACTCCAACAGCGACCGGAACCTCTGGAGCATCAACAATTAGCGTGTCTAGCGCAACCGGTTTAAAACTCGGTCAATCTGTTACTGGCACAGGAATAGGAACAAATGCTGTTGTTACTGTAATTTCTGGAACAACTATTACTTTGTCTGTCGTTAATAGCGGTACTGTCAGCGGGACGATGACATTTACAGACCCGACTAAATTTGGTGGTGGCTCGATGTCGTTTGATGGAACTGGTGATTGGTTGTTAATGCCTCATACCGTTGACCAGATGTTTCGTACTAGTGCATTTACGATTGAGATGTGGGTATACCGCAATGCGTCTGGAACTTATGGGTTGGTTGGCAAGGGTACTGCTACGACAGGGTGGTTAGTGTCTTTGAATTCAAGCAATCAGGTTGTCTTTACTCATGGTTCTACTACGATAACATCAACCGGAACTATATCATCAGCAACATGGACATACATTGCTGTTGTACGCGAAGGTACTGGCACAAACCAAACCAAGATTTATATCAACGGAACTAATGATGGAACAGGTACAGTAAGTACTGATTTTAACCAGACAAACTCAATGTATGTGGGTGCAGATAGAACTGGCGGTAGTGCATTTAATGGCTATATTGATGATTTGCGTATTACAAGAGGTGTCGCAAGAACAGTTACAACCACCCCAACAGAATCCTTCCAATTGCAATAGGTGACTCATGTACTCTAAAAACGGAAGTATTCCAAAGCCAGAGACAGACGGTACAGAGGGCTGGATTGAGGTTCCTGATGCGCCTGAAGCACCTGAAGGCAAAGAGGTTGTCTGGTGGTATCCGCCGGGATGGGTTATCCGTGATCCTAAGCCGATGGAGCGTGAGGGCTATAAGTGGTCGTGGTCGCAGTCTAATGAGCAATGGGTTGAGTATGCTTTGCCAGAGACTCTGACTACAGAGGACATCCAAGCCTTAGCGAGTACTGACATCTCGGCGCTGACGAGCGGCGACATCTCGGCATTAACTACATCACAGATCGCCAGTCTATGACGCCAGAATTGCAAAAATACTATGAAGAGCGGTTTTCCATGATGGCAACGCCTGGCTGGGCCGATCTACTAGATGATATTGACAAAATAATATCTACTTTGCAGGATATCTCTACCATTGACGGTGAGAAAGATTTACAATTTAAGAAAGGCGAATTGTCTATTTTGACGTGGCTGAGAAACCTGAAAGCGGTCAGCGAACAAGCCTACGAGGACTTAAATGCGCAGGATGTATGATTTCCGCTGTGAAAGCGGCGAAAAGATTGAACGATTTACGACTTTCGAGGAGCAAATCGTTTGTTGTTTGTGTGGCAAGTCAGCCCGCCGCACGATGTCAGCACCGAAATTTAGCTTGGAAGGGTGGTCGGGGGATTTCCCGACAGCGCATCATCAATTTGACCGCAAACACCGTGAAAAGTTAGAATCGGAGCGCAAAGCGAACGGATAAGCAATTTAGCCCCGTTCATGTTTAATCCTGGGAACCAAAAGATGGCAGGAAAAGGAATCACGACATGTTGATAGATAATGACCCCGAGATGCCTAGCGAGTTAGAGGCAGAAGAAGCGAAACTACCCGAAGCAGTATCTGACGCCAAACCGGAATTACCGGATCGGTACCGAAACAAGTCGCTTGAGGACATCGTTAAGATGCACCAAGAGGCGGAAAAAGTGATCGGACGCCAGGCGCAGGAAGTCGGGGAAGTGCGGAAGCTGGCCGACGAGCTGATCAAGCAGAATCTTGGCGCTAAATCTCAGCCTGTTGAAAAAGAAGAGCCGGAAGTAGACTTCTTTGAAGACCCGAAAAAGGCTATTCAAAAGACGATTGAAATGCACCCGGATGTTCTGGCTGCCCGCGACGCGAGCGCCCAGTTCAGACTGTTGCAGGCAAGGCAAAAACTTGCGCAGAACCATCCTGATTATGAGCAGGTGGTTCAGAACGAGGACTTTACAAACTGGGTGAAATCTTCACCGGTGCGTATCGGCCTCTACGCCAAGGCGGATGCTGAAGCCGATTTCGATGCGGCGAATGAATTGCTGAGTACCTACAAGGAACTGCGTGGAGTTCGTACTAAGCAGGTGGAACAGCAGGCAACTGCCGCCCGCCAGCAAACGATGAAAGCCGCACAAGTCGACAGTGGGGGTACCGGGGAGAGTTCGAAACGAGTTTACCGACGTGCTGACCTTATTCGGCTGAAAATGACCGACCCAGCGCGTTATGACGCCTTGTCTGATGAGATTATGGCGGCGTATGCGGAGGGTCGTGTGAAATGACCTTTTGATACTTAGGAGTTAGACATGGCAAATACCGCATTTAGCCCTTCAAACAGCGTTACCCCAACAACAGCAGCAACATTCATCCCAGAAATTTGGAGTGATGAAATTGTTGCCGCCTATAAGAAGAACCTCGTTCTGGCCAACCTGGTCATGAAGATGAACTTCAAAGGCAAGAAGGGTGACACCGTTCATATCCCAGCACCGACCCGTGGCTCCGCATCGCGTAAAGTTTCTACCGATGCTGTAACGCTGATCGCTGCAACCGAGTCCGAAGTCCAAGTCTCGATCAACCAGCACTACGAGTACAGCCGCCTGATCGAAGACATCGTCGAAGCTCAAGCACTGAACAGCCTGCGTCAGTTCTACACTGCCGACGCTGGTTACGCTCTGGCTCGCCAGGTTGACACCGATCTGGTTCGCTTGGGCCGCGCATTCAACGGCGCAACCGTTGGCACCGACGACTACGCAACCAGCAACACCACAACCAAGGCGTTTATCGGCTCGGACGGCACCACCGCGTACAACTCGACTTCGTCGAACGCTGCTGCACTGACTGACGCTGCGATCCGTCGCACGATCCAGCGTCTGGATGACAACGACACCCCAATGGACGGTCGTTTCTTCATCATCCCACCATCGTCGCGTAACACCTTGATGGGTCTGGCACGCTACACCGAACAGGCTTTTGTGGGTGATGGCAACGCTATCCGCAACGGCGAAATCGGTAACCTGTACGGTATCCCTGTGTTCGTCACTTCCAACGCCGACTTCGGTGCTGGTAGCTCGGGCGCTGACCGTATCTGCCTGATGGGCCACCGTGATTCGATGGTGCTGGTTGAGCAAATGGCTGTTCGTTCGCAGACTCAGTACAAGCAGGAATACCTCGGTACCCTGTTCACGGCTGACACCCTGTACGGCGTAAAAGCTATGCGTACTGCGGCCACTACTGGCGCTGCGCTTTCTTCGTCGGCATTCGCTCTGGCAGTTCCGGCCTAATTAAACTCCCCCGGCCACCGGTCGGGGGTTTTCCACCTAATTAGGAGAACATCATGGCAAATGCAACTTCCGTGACCGTTCGGGCTGGCAATGACCAGTTTCGCGGTCTGTACACCGGCACTTGGTTGGTTCGTGCCACGCTGGACGCCGATACTTTGGCTGACGGCGCAGGTGACACCGATACAGTGGCTGTCCCTGGCGTAGCACTCGGCGACATGGTGTTGTCGGCTTCACTGGCGGTTGATGTGGCGGGTCTGATTGTGACCGCCTATGTCAGCGCAGCGAACACCGTTAGCATCCGTTTCCAAAACGAAACAGGCGCTGAAGTCAACTTGGCGTCTGCCACGTTGCGTTTGGTTGTCGTTCGTTCGTTGGCGTAATACCCAGGGGCTTCGGCCCCTGTTTTCACTTTTGGAGGCACCATGGTCGCGACATTCCGCTGTTTGCAAAGCGGGCAAACTGTTACGTTTACGCTTCCGCACGACATTGAAAGTATGAAGGGCCACGCCGGTTACGTTCGTGTTGACGAAGACGCGCCGGTCGAGGAGATATCCCACATTGTAGTCATGCGGCCGCCTGAAGTAGCTCGGCGACCCGGACGACCAAGGAAGATGGAAAATGTCTGATATTGATCCAAGAGAATTCGGCAAGTTAGAAGCTCAGGTCGAGGCGCTGCAAAGCGAAGTTCACGCTATGCGGGGCGACATTAAGCAGTTGTTGGAAATGGCCAACAAATCCAAAGGTGGATTTTGGGTCGGCATGTCGATCGCGTCCGCCTTGGGTGGCGTGGTTACTTTTGTCGCAGATCGGATGATCAAATGAAAGAAGGACTATTCGGAAAAACATGCCCGATTGCCACGCAAGACGTGCATGTCAATCTGAAGAACCGCAACCATGCTTTTAAGGAGTATGGCTATGGGCCGCCCAATCCGGATGAGCCTAACGAGTATTTCTGGCTGAAAAAGGCCAAGATGTATAACGCACCGACCGATGCGGTAAAAAGTCTTCGATGCGGTAATTGCGCCGCGTTCATCCAAACGCCTGCCATGATGGAATGCATCGTTGGCGGGCTTGAGAAGGATGAATACAAAGACGAATACAAAGATGAATCCGAAGATGAAACCGAAGTCGAAGACGAAGGCGAAGATGAAGCCGAGTATGAAGACGAAGGTGAAAGCGAAGATAAGTTGTCTTATGATAAAGAGTTTGTAGCCGCTGCTGATCTGGGCTACTGCGACTTGTTTCAATTTACCTGCGCGGCCAACCGCACTTGTGACGCGTGGAAATCTGGCGGGCCTATTACTAAGGACTAACATGTCAACTTTTCAACCTGATCCAAACCAAGTTGCTTTTGGTGTTGCCACTTTGGGCACTACGCAAGTTGCCAGCGTGACAAACAGCAGCGTGGCAATGACTGCCTTTGCCGCAACCACAACGATGATCCGCGTAGCTTGTTCATCGGGCCACTGCCATTTTCAAATTGGTGCAAGCCCAACGGCATCGGTGACTACTTCGCCAATGATGCCCAATAATTGGAGCGAAATTTTCCCTGTAACTCCTGGGCATCGAATTGCGTTTATCAAAGATGCAACTGTTACTGCGTCCGTCGTATCCGTAACGGAGTTAGTATGAAAACCAAAGCCGAAAAGAAGGTTAGCAAGGTCATGCGTGAGTACAAGGCCGGCGGCCTGCACTCAGGTAAAGGCGGCCCTGTAGTGACTAGCCGCAAGCAGGCCGTCGCGATCGCGTTGTCGGAAGCCGGCATGGCCAAGAAGAAGGCCAAGAAATGAAGGCCGGCCTGTACGCCAACATAAACGCCAAGCGTAAGCGCATCGCCGCAGGATCGGGCGAGAAGATGCGCAAGCCTGGGTCTAAAGGTGCTCCGACTGCCGCCGCGTTTAAGGAATCGGCTAAAACGGCTAAACCGAGGAAAAAATGAAGACTCCAGCCTGGCAGCGAAAAGCCGGTCAAAACCCAAAGGGCGGCTTGAACGCTACAGGCCGCGCGTCTTATAATGCAGCAACAGGGGGAACCCTGAAAGCGCCAGTCAAATCTGGCGACAACCCACGACGAGCTTCTTTTCTCGCTAGGATGGGCAACATGCCCGGCCCCGAGCTTAAGGATGGCAAGCCAACACGGCTCTTGCTCTCTTTAAAAGCCTGGGGCGCATCATCCAAGGCGGACGCAAAGGCAAAAGCTAGAGCTATATCCGCAAGGAATAAGGCGAAAAGCAAATGACCTACTTAGAACTCGTCAACGATGTGCTGATCCGCCTGCGCGAGCAGACGGTATCGACCGTCGGTCTGACTACCTACTCCTCACTGATTGGCAAGTTCGTCAACGACTCCAAACGGCAGGTCGAAGACGCTTACGATTGGAATGCGCTCGGCACCGAAGTGACCGTGACGACTTCTGGAAGTGTGTACGAGTATTCCTTGACTGGCGCTGGTCAGAAGTTCCGCGTCAGTAGTGACCCGTTGAACACGACATCTAACGTCGTGATGCAGAACATCACCGTAGGGGACATGCGCAGAAAGCAGAATCTCCAGCCGTTTGTAAACGCTGTGCCAACCGAATACTGTTTTGAAGGTGTAGACGGTAGTGGTGACGCCAAGGTGCAACTGTGGGGGCGCCCCGACGGTGTATACACCATCAAGTTTTTTCTAACTGTGCCGCAAGCAGTATTGGCGTCGGACTCAACGATGGTGCTGGTGCCGGACGTGCTGGTGACGCAGAACGCTTACGCCAGAGCGTTGGTTGAGCGCGGCGAAGATGGCGGTCTAAATTCCTCAGAAGCATATGCGCTCTACAGAAGTATGCTTTCTGATTATATAGCTCTGGAAGCCACCCGCTTTCCTGAGATGCAGGAGTTCGTGCCGACATGAGCCAGGCGCTACAGGTCAATACT